AAAAAAGCGTTAAAGGGTTCGGCGGATCTATCGACAGTTTCTTAAAGCCAGCGCTCATTGGTGCAGCAGCAGCGGCCGGAGTGTTTGCCGTCAAAATAGCCGGGGACGCTATAAAAGCAGCCCGAGACCTCGGAGAAACACAAAACAAAGTCAGTGTTATCTTCGGGGAGTCCTCCCGCAGTATTCTGCAATTCTCACAAACAGCCGTGACCTCCCTAGGTCAAACTCAAGAGCAAGCACTCAGCGCAGCCGCCACGTTTGCCCAATTTGGTAAAGCCGCAGGGCTAGCAGGAACCGACCTCGTAGGCTTCTCAACCGAGCTTGTAACCCTCTCAGCGGATCTCGCCTCATTTAATAACTCGACACCCGAACAAGCCATAACCGCCATAGGTGCAGCTCTACGAGGCGAAGCCGAACCACTCCGAAACTTTGGTGTGCTACTTGACGACGCAACGCTACGCGCCCGAGCTATGGAAATGGGCATTTACGACGGCTCCGGGGCTCTGACTCAACAGCAAAAGGTCTTAGCTGCACACCAAGAAATCCTATCCCAAACTACCGACGCCCAAGGAGACTTTTCTAGAACCTCCGAAGGGCTAGCCAATACCCAAAGAATCCTACAAGCCGCCGTCGAGGACGCTAAAGCCGAAATCGGTATAGGTCTAGTAGACGCTTTAGAATCCGCCTCGCAGGCTATGGGCGGGTCTAAAGGAATGGCAAAGCTTATATCAGACGGCGGCGAAGTAGTCGGAGACTTGACCCGTGGCGTCGGTATTCTGGCCTCTGAACTTATTAAACTTACAAAAGGTTTAACAAACAACGGTGACGCAGCCAAAGAAGCCGAAGAAGGACAAAACCTTGTAAGAGATGCAGTAAAACTATATTTTGCTCAAATTGGTCTAGTCGTTCCCGCCCTCGGTATTTTTAGTAATGCTCTATTAGAACACGCCACAGCTTCTCGAATAGCAGGTGAAGAAACCTCGTTTTTAATTGGTCAAATAGCAGCTCTACGCAAGGCCCAGACGTCCGGCATATTTGCCGAGCAAGAAGCTGCCTACCAGTTACGAGTCACCACAGAAGCCGAAGAAGCAGCAACAGACGCCACTAAAAAGAACACGACAGCAAAAGGTAGCAACACTCAAGCTACAGATATGCTGACCAAAGCCGAAGAAAAACTAGAAGCACAGTACGACAACCGTTTAACAAAAATGACGAACACGGCTAAAGCCTTAGACACCGAAATAGGCAAACTACACGACGCCCGTAAAGCCGTGGACGATTATGTGGCAGCAACTAGCCAGACCCTCAACACTATTGACCTAGCTAGTATCTTTGGTGGAGCAGTCGGAGCAGACGGAAAGCTAGTCGCTGGGGACTTTGTAAACAGTTTCAACACAGCCGTAGACCAGGCGCCTTGGTTCGGCAACGTTCTAAACGCCCTCAAACAGCGCGGAGTCGATCAAACACTAGTAGAAGAATTAGCCAGCCTCGGCCCAGAAATCGGCGGCGGTATTGGTCAAGCCATGCTCGACGATCCCGGCGGCCTACTCAGCACATTAAACACTAAATGGGTCACAGTCCAAGAGACGTTTAAGACCCTGGCCATGGGTCTAGTACCTGACGCATTACTCGCAGGCGAAGCGGCCGCAGTAGCCACAATAGACGGCCTTAGCGCACAATTAGTAAAAGACACTGGGCGACTTAACAAACTAGGTAAAAACATTGGTAAAGCCGTAGGCGTCACATTTAAGGCGCAGCTTCTCTCCGATATTGCCGAAGCCATAAGGGAAGTTGAAGCAACCGCGACAGCGGCCAGAGCCGAAAAGGTAGCGTCAGCAGCTCGTCAGCAAGTAGCAATAACAAACACTCAAATAGCCCAGGCAGTCCAAAACACCCTAGTAACGGCGGACGCCCGAAACGGTCTACCTAGCAGGCCGATTTTCACATGATAAGCCAAATCTTATTAAATGACGTACCCCTAGATCTTGATACGGTCGAGTATCAAGTTCAGATCCAGCATGGCCGCTCAGACATTACAGCCGCGCCCCAGGCGTCAAACTCTCAAATCATTATCCGGGGCTCGGTCGGTGTCGATATGGAAATCGCCGACGAGCTGGTAATTAAAGCCTATGGGTTTCACAGGTTTACTGGTCAAGTGACTGACATAAACATCACTCACCTTTCCGCCGACCCACCTATTGCCGTAAGCACCATAACGGCCATAGGCGAACTATCGCGGGTCGGTTTTACCGAGGTCGGGGCAAGCGGCTACCCCGAGCAAACAGTCTCGCAGCGCGTCGAGGAAGTCTTAACAGCCGTAGGTTTACCCTACCTAAATGGTGCGGATACTGTCACAGTCCTACATTCAATAACCGGCGGAGACATTACACCTACGGAAGCCCTGACCGAGTTGGCCCAGCTAGCCGAAAAAAACGGCGGTACGTATTTTGACGACCCTTACGGCCGGATCGTTTTCGAGTCCTACGGCAACCGGGGCAGCACCACATTCGCGGGCGCCTGGTCAAGTCAATTCGGCACTTGGGACGACGCTACGACCGACTGGGATAGTTACCCGGTGAATATGTCCTCAACCCTCGTACCTGATGACACGATCATCTTTTCACCAACTTGGGCTAAAACACGCCAGGCAATCGTAAACTCGGTAACCGTGCTGGGTCATAACGAGACCCACGAAACTACCCAAACAGACGCGGCCTCCATAGCCACCTACGGACTACGCGAGTACAGACTTCAGACTGACATTAAAAGCGCAGGGGACGTCAGTGACCGGGCCGGTGAAATCATTCTCGCCCAGGCTAACCCGCTTTGGAATCTAGGCACAATTAGTATTATGGTGCAAAACCTGGACGAGCCTAACCGGGACCGGATAATGCAGCTAGTTAGCGGCATGGAAGTATCTATCCTTAACTTGCCACAACCCGCGCCAGAGGCCCAATTCGCCGGACTAGTCGAGGGCTGGGGCGAGGTTTACACGCCAGGGGAACACATTCTTACCCTGTCACTTTCCGACCCTCGCTACAGCTTCCAGACAATACTATGGGGTGAGGTCTACGCGGATATAGAATGGGCCGACGTGTTCGATACGGCCCGCTGGTTTGAAATAGTTTCCAATGGTTCACTAAGCGCAGTATAAGGAGAAATGTTATGGCCACCACCCCAGAAGGAACGCCCTATGTCGAGTCAAGCGACTTGGTGGCGACTTACCCCACGACGTCGCTTGCCCTGGCTAACCGAGTAGACCTCGTAGGCGTCCTACCGTTTGCCAACTCGACGGCTAGAGGCACAGCCATACCAAGCCCGACGGACGGTCAATACTCGTATTTACAGGACACGAACAGCACCGAGTTCTGGAACGGCACAGCATGGACGGCCGCTGGCGGAAAAGTTTTGCAAGTTGTCAGGGCAACCGATACAACGTCACGCTCGACCACTAGCACATCATTTGTAGACGTTACGGGTATGAGCGTCACGATTACACCCAAAAGCGCTACAAGTTCAATTATTATAGACGCGGTTTTCTTGCCGAACGTGGCCTCGACAACAACTGCTAGCCGCGTTGGTTATTGGCAAATCACCGACAGTAGTAATGTGGCCGTATCAGGATCTCAAAATATTGAATTTGGCTTTATCAACGCCACAAGCGGCATCGCATACACAATGTACGGCCACATACACGCCCGAGCGTATGTAACTACGGGATCAACTAGCCCAGTAACGTATAAGTTACGTTTCTCTGTTAATGCCGCCAGCGTTACAGCATTTGTAAGAAACGATTCAAGTACCGGTCAAATGTTTGCAATGGAGGTAGCCGCATGATAACAACAGCCGAAGCAGTAATGAGTTTACGCCCCAACATTGAATGGAGTATGTCCGGTGATGACGTAGAAGATATTACGTGGCACACGGAAGGCGCCGAACCGCTGACGAGCGCGGAAGTAAAAACAGAAATAAAGCGCCTAGAAAAAGCCGAAGCGGATAAAGTAAAAGCCGATCAAGCAGCAAGGACGGCAGCAATCGCACACGCCAAAAGCCTTGGTTTTACCGACGCCATGATCGCAGTAATGTACCCCAATTTAGGAGCATAAATGTCACAAATCGAGGAAGAACTACACGTAGACACTCCACCAGAGGTCGAGGTTAAGCCCAAGAAAGTCAAGGTCAAAGTCGCCAGCGACACAGAACGCGCACGGGCAGCAGTCCGAGCCAAACTCGCAGCAAAATGACATTAGCGGACTACGTTGGACTAGTCGCTACTGTCCTAGCCATACTCGGCATAATGGGCGCTGGCTTAATCTGGCTTGTCCGCAACGTAGTACGCGAAGAAATTGCCAAGGCTACAAAGTCAATACAACCAGGCTACCGCAACGGCGGAT